GTTCTCTTGGAAAAAACGTGAAACCCCTGAATGGATACAATATGCTTAGTGGATTATATTTTTTAGCTTGGCTTTTTATTATAATTGGTTTTATTCTAGTCTATATTCTGTGATAAATAGAAAATAACACGAGGAATATTATGCCACTTTTTGAATTTAGAAACAAAGAAACCGGTGAAGTAATTGAAAAATTCATGGGGATTTCTGCACGCGAAGAATGGCTTGCTGAAAATCCTAACATGGAAACTGTAATTTCTGGTTCGTCTTTTATAGATCCTGTTAGATTAGGTGTACGTAGACCCGATCAGGGATTTAAAGAAGTATTACAGCGTATTCATGAAAAAACTGCAGGTAGTACTCTTAATAAAACAACAAACATTTGAGGATATTTAATGGCCCGTAGAGCTCGAACGCAATTAGCGGTAGTAGATGAAATAGTAGAAATTAAACCTAAACAGGGAAATCATTTAACACTCAGACTAGATGATCTAAGAGCATTTGATCCACTGACCGATAATCAAAAGAAGTTCTTTGATGCATACAAAATTGGTGATTATTTCATAGCATTACATGGAGTAGCAGGTACAGGTAAAACATTCTGTGCTCTTTACAAAGCAATAGAAGAAGTATTAGATCGAACAAATCCATTCAATAAGATTATTATTGTTAGATCCGCAGTACAATCCAGAGAGATCGGGCACCTCCCAGGTGACGTGAATGACAAGATGGATATATACAAACAACCATATTTGCAGATATGTGAGACACTATTTGCACGTAAGGATGCTTGGAGCAGGTTAGAAGAGCAAGGCAAGATTGAATTCATATCAACCTCGTTTATTAGAGGTATGAGTTTTGATGATGCAATCATTATTGTTGATGAGATGCAGAATATGAACTATGAAGAGATCGATACAGTTATGACTCGAGTTGGGTATCGTTCTAAAATTATTTGGTGTGGTGATTATCGTCAGACTGACTTACGTAAACATGGTGACAAAACTGGTATACTTAAGTTCTTCGATATCGCGCAACATATGGAAGCCTTTACAAGAATTGAATTTACGGTAGACGATATCGTACGATCTTCTTTAGTTAAGGATTATATCATGGCCAAATTAAAATACGAAGATATAAACGAAAAAGGAAACTAGTATGGCTTTAGCTTTTAAATTTACAGCAGAAACATTTAAAGAATTATTCCCAAAGAATAAAGAACCTCAGGTATGGGCAGCTGCGATCAATGAGATCTTACCTGACTATGATATTAATACACCTAAACGTGTTGCTGCATTCTTGGCTCAATGTGGTCATGAGTCTGCTGGGTTTACTACTCTTACAGAGAACCTAAACTATGGTGCCGCGGGTTTACGTGGTATTTTTGGTAAGTACTTCAAGGATGATGCAACAGCCAAGGCGTTTGAGCGCAAACCTGAAAAGATTGCCAATAAGGTTTATGCTAGTCGGATGGGTAATGGTGATGAGGCATCTGGTGAAGGTTGGAAATATCGTGGCCGTGGCCCAATCCAATTAACTGGTAAGGATAACTACACTAAATTTGCTAATGATATGTTTGAAGATCCTGAAACTGTAATGGATAATCCTGATGTAGTAGCTCTTGATAAAGAGACTGCTTTGACATCTGCAGTTTGGTTCTGGAATAAAAACAAATTGAACGCACTTGCAGATGTAGGTGACATTAAGACCATGACTAAAAAGATTAATGGTGGTTATATTGGTCTAGAAGATCGTATTAAACATTACAATCATGCTCTTCATGTATTAGGCGCTTAATGCGAGGGGCCATATTGTGTAATGGCCCCAGCCGAAAATTATATAATCCTGGTGGGTATGAATATGTGATTGGTTGTAATGTTCCTTGGACCAATGTAGATGCTACGGTAATAATAGATATTGATATGGTTAAGCATTTAGCAAACAACCCAGAATTAATTAAATATAAGATTTACTTTGGAAGAGATGCTTGGAGATATACTGATGGAATTAACAAGCGTAAGCATTTCTTAAATTACTTACATGAGATAGTAGATCCAAAACCACCGTTTTATTCTTGTGGCCATATGGCTCTTCAGATATTACTTAATGAAGGTTATAGTGAAATAGATATATATGGATGTGATTCTAGGTTTACTAAAACACTAGAAAGTTACACTCACCAATATACTGATAGTTCTAATAATGATTTAGAAAAGTGTATTAATGCATGGAATGTTAGATGGGATAATATGATTAAAAATAATCCCAATGCTAATATTAATTTTATTAGGGATACAAGTGAAGACATTCATACAGCATGAGTTAAGAAAGTTAAGTAGAGTTGAGATTGATGGAGTTAGGTATTATGATACAGGTGATGCCAAGTATCCGTCAGTCACAACCGTAACAGGAATATTAAGTAACGCATCAATACAGGAATGGCGTAAACGGGTAGGTGAAGAGGAAGCAAACCGAATTTCATCTCGAGCTTCTAAACGTGGTACTCAGATCCATTCCTTATGCGAAGACTATCTAAAGACAGATAGTGCAAATCCTAATCCTTTTGATCAGGAAATGTTTAATTCATTAGTGCCACATCTAGATAATATAGACGTTATCCACGCCTTAGAGTCACCATTATTCTCGCATAAATTAAAAGTAGCAGGTACAGTTGATTGTATTGCCGAATATGAGGGAGTCTTATCTGTAATTGACTTTAAGACTTCAGGTCGAGTGAAAGAAAAGAAAGACATTCCTGGTTACTTTATCCAGACTGCGGCTTATGCTTATATGTTTTGGGAGCAAACGGGAATAGCACCAGATCAATTGGTTATTATTATGGGAGTTGATAATGAGAAAGCCATAGTATTTAAAGAACCAGTTAAGAAATGGTTACCAGAGTTTATACAAGTAAGAGAAGACTTTAGCAAATTAAAGGGATATTAGTGTACTTTAATTCGCACATGTGTTATAATTATCTATTAAATGAAAGTGAGACGAAATGGCAAAGTTAACCCCGATTAAAGATCGAGTAGCAGCAGTGCGAATCAAGAGTGAATTAAAAACTGATTCAGGAATCGTGCTTGAAGGAACTCGAAGTAACGAAGTCGATAAAGCAAAAATTATCGCTATTGGTCCTTTAGTAGATCTAGTTGAAGTTGGTCAAACGATTTTAATCGATTGGTCAAAGGTTCAAGTAACTACTATTGAGGGCGCACCCGTATACCTATTGTCACAAAATGACATTCATGGTATACTTGAAACCTAAGGAGAGCAACATGACAAGAAGCATTTTATTAGCAGTATTATTTGCTTTCTCTTTTTCTACTGTAACTATTGCAGCACCAGCCAAAGCTAAAAAGGCCAAAGCCGCTGTAGTTAAGAAAGAAGAAAAGAAAGAAGCACCGGTTACTTACAAGAAACCAACCCGTAAGAAAGTAGTTAAGAAATAAATAATAGTAACACGGCCCCTCTAGCATTTTATTATGCTCTGAGGGGTTCTTTTCAGCACCACCTCTTATTTGTTATTGGTAGTATTTGGTTAGCAGTAAATAAAAAAGGAGAAACACATGCGATCACTCTTCATTGGGTTAAGCACTGCCGCACTCTTGATTATTATTAGTATCGTTACAGAAATCAAGCAAGAAAGACCGATAGAAATTTCTTACAGTAGGATGATCCCTACCGCAAGAACTCAAATTGATTGCCTTGCAGAAAACATATATTATGAAGCCGGAAATCAAGGACATGATGGACAACTAGCAGTAGCTCTAGTTACTATGAATAGAGTTAAACATAAGTTCTCTAATTCTATTTGTTCAGTAGTAAAGCAGAGGACCAATAAGGTTTGTCAGTTCTCTTGGAAATGTGAAAAGCATGGCAGACCAGATCCCGGTCTTTATAGAGAAGTACGTGATGTTGCCTTGTATACATATCTTAATTATGGTATGATCAATGACATTACAAAAGGTGCAACATATTATCATGCAGACCATGTTAACCCAGAATGGCATAACCTTAAAAAAACAACCAAAATAGGTCAACATATTTTTTATAAACCAAAGAGAGAACAACGATATGATGCAAAAACTAAACTTGATGCTGGGTGGTGGAAATCCAAAACAAAGTTCATTCTTACTGCTGATGGACGAGATTAATTTCAGTTCATGTAAAGATACAATTGAATGGATTATAGAAGCAAACTTTGCGGAAGAAAAACCTGAAGCACTTAATCTTATTGTGTGTTCTCCAGGTGGTAATTTAAGTGCAGCATTTGCATTGATTGATGTAATGCGAGGATCAGCAATCCCAGTCCACACGATTGGTATCGGCGAGATTGCTTCTGCTGGATTATTGATCTTTCTAGCAGGTAAGAAAGGTAAACGAATTCTAACACCTAACACATCAGTACTATCTCATCAGTATTCATGGGGAAGTATGGGTAAAGAACATGAGTTATTTGCAACAGTTAAAGAGTTCGATTTGACTACCAAGAAAATGATGGCGCATTACAAAAAGTTTACATCATTAAATGAAGTAGAGATCAGGGAACTGTTACTACCACCACATGATGTATGGTTAAGTTCTAAGGATGCTCTTAAATATGGTATCTGTGATGTGGTAAAAGATTTAAATTAACTGTGTACATTAATTCTTAATTATGATATAATGATTCTATTAAATGATTAATTGAGAAGGAAATACATAATGAAATTAGAAATCGGTAGTAAAATTAGTTGGAAATGTGCTTTAGGTGACCTTAAAGGTGTAGTTTCTGCAATCGTTTTAGACCTAAACGCTGCAAACCAAACTGTGCCATGGATTGTTATTGGTTTAGAAGGAACTAAATCTAAAATTCGTTTGTGTGGTACTGATAGTAACTTGAAAATGATGAAAGTTCAGGTGGCTTAATGGATAAACGAATTGATGAAATCGAACTAGACGATTACGAGTATTTCGTTTGGTTAAAGAAAGGCTACCGTCTTGAGGGAGATTTTTCTCAGGATGGTAGAGCTTGTCAACACTGCTTTGGTGCAGTAGATAAAGCTGAAATACGGTACACAATGAAAGAATATGTAGTCCCATGTAGTTGTGATACATGTACTAATTAGCGCTTATGGTGAAACGGATATCACATGGGATTTCTACTCCCCTATTCTAGGTTCGATTCCTGGTGGGCGCACCAATTTTTATGAAGGAGTATACTATGAAACATGAATTATTATCAGCAATCGTTGGTGGTGTAGCAGTTATCATTTCTGCAATTGTAAGTTATAACATCATCGAAGAAAAACGCATTGTAGCATTATCATCAAGCATTGAAACAGCCACAGCCCGTGGCATCGACCCAGTAGCAGTACGTTGTGCTTATGCTACTACCAATGATACTATTTGTATCGTCTACGCAAGTAAAAAATAGGAGTTATTATGGATACAATTGAAATTAAAAAGGCAGAAAACGGTTTTGTTGTCGTAGTGCAGGAAGATGACATAAAGGAATATGTCTTTGTGCGTGAACAGCATCTCATTAAATTCATTAAAGAATACTTCAAAAGTGAATAAAACTGTGTACATTAATTCGTTTTTATTGTATAATAGTATCATAAATTGATAAAGGAGTTAAATTATGAGTGCAATGAAAGAATTATACATGGAAATAAACGAATTATTGGATACAACAAGTTTGCTTTGTGATGATATTGCAGCAGCGGCAAACTGCCCAGTTTCAATGGTACATGAAATCGTTGAAGAAAGATTTAACATTAGTTTTGGTTTAGTTTAATTGAGGAGTTATATTATGAATTTTGCAATATCTGATTATCAAGCTTCAAACAAAGCACGAAATCAAATAGTAAAATCTCTTTCTGAATTAGATAATTTAGAGTTAGCAATTCTTGTTCGAGAAATAATTTTCACGGATGAGAAGTTAGCAGAAAAGTTATCTAATTACATATCAAACGAATTGCAAGATGAGGACTTACGTGGGGTAACAGAATGATTATCCATCCTCACATCCCCAAACGCAAAGCTAAAAAACCAAATGCCCAGCAACGGGCACTTCAAGCCAATTGGCAAGAAATCCTAAGGAAGTATGATGTTAAACCGTCTAAACCCAGTACTAAAACAACTATTAGTAGACCTGACGTTTCTCGGCCTATTCGGGCTGGTTCTAGCACTAGTCATATTCCTAGCCTGGATAGTGGCCTTGGGATGACACCTAAAAAGTCTTCAGCAGAATACACTGGTGATGCAATGATTGGCATATCAGTACTACATAAATCAAACGGTGTACCTGTATTCCGTCAAGAAGATGTATTAGATATTAGCAAAATGAGGAGAGGGTAATGGTAACTTATATCAAACGTTTTTTTAGTATACTATTTGGTGGCGAAATACATCAATCAAAGTGTAACAACAATTGTAATCAAGGCCGCTCATGTGATTGCAAATATAAATAATAGACTGCCAAGACAAAATCAAAGCAGTCCTCTTAACAAAATTAGGATCAATCATGTCACAATTACTAGTAGAAGTACCTGATCAAAAGAAAGAAGAAGTAAAAATACTTGTTGAAGTCGATGAAGTTCCCTGTGAAGACAACGACAAAGCATGCACCCGCCGTTGGTTAGAGTCCCAAGCTGACTGTGTTTAAAAAGTTTGACTACAAATGGATATCCACCGCCTTGTTTATATTTGGTGGTACCAGTTGTGCGTTAAAAACCCCCTGGATTGCATACGCATTTCCTGCATTTGTAGTAGCGCATTGCATTCTTATCTATTACTTTATATCGCATCATAAAAGTACACCGCTTTTATTTCAAAACGTTTATTTTTTAATAATAAACATTATAGCAACTTATTTGTGGAATTTTAAATAAATCAGTGTACATTAATTAGCATTCGTTATATAATATTATTTTAAGTGAGGAGATCGTATGGCATCATTTGTTTATTGTTTAGGCCTTTTATTGTGTTGTTGTTCTGGATTTATTGATCGTAATCCATCAGTGTGGAGATTCATTGGAGTAACACTGTTCTTTGGTGCTGGTGTTGGTTTAATGTTATTTTCTAATGAATTTGTTGCATGAAGATTAGGCTATTAAGTGACCTTCATCTAGAAGGTTATCCATATTACTATGAATACGCTGGTGAGGATGTTGTAGTCCTTGCCGGTGATATTCATACTCAGGGTAGACATGAATTTATTTTAGATCAAATCCCTACCGCAGTACAGATCCTATTTGTTCCAGGTAACCATGAATACTATGGTGCCGTATTTGAAACTGCCAATGAGTATTTCAAAGAATTAGAAAACAAATACAGCAACTTTAAATTCCTAAACAACGAAAGCATTACTATTCGTGATGTAGACTTCTTTGGTGGTACTATGTTTACTGATTGGGAATTAGACAATGATTCTTGGACTGCCAAACAAAGAGCCAAAGATGGTATTGCCGACTTTGAATGGATCAGTAAAATTGGTAGAGATGGTATAGAACGTAGATGGTGTACCGACGACCATTTACAGCAACATCTAGGCTTTAGAGATAATTTAGTACAATGGTTGGATAAACCATCAGAAAAACGGGTAGTCATATCTCATTTTGTTCCCCACCCAAATGGTTCTGATCCAAAGTTTAAAGGGTCGTCATTGAATCCATACTTCTTATGTGATATGACCAAGCATATGGAAAATATCAACCTATGGTTATATGGTCATACTCACTCTAGCAAAGATATGATGGAAGGTAACTGCCGTTTGGTTTGTAACCCACGTGGTTATGGTGCAGAGAATAAAGATGGTTGGATTAAAGATTTAGTGGTGGAGATCTAATGATACCAAACATAGCAGATGACAGAGATGAAATCTATTATGCCTGGCGTAAATCCTGGGCATGGGGGATTCCATCTAAACAGGGAGAAGAACTCTTCAATGCTCATGGTAGAGGGTTTCAAGAGGGATGGCGGGCCGCTGAAGAGTGGTTGAAAAAGGATAAAAATAATGAATGAGAATATAAGAAAGTTGGCATTAGAGGCGGGTGGTAGTCATTATCCATCGGTGAATACTAAACAACTAGAATATTTTGCTAAGTTGATTGTTAAAGAGTGTGCTGAAGTTGCTAGTTGCAATGGGCATGTTTCTGGTTTTACTCTTGGTGATTTAATTAAAGACCATTTTGGAATTAATAATGACTGAAGAAGAGGTAGAAAGCATGTATCTTCAGATGGAAGAGCACTTTGGGGTCCTCCCTAGTGTTGAACATGAGCCAAAAAGGTTTGCCTGGTACGTAAAATTATTTAAATATTTGCAAAATAAATCATAAATGTGTGTACATTAATTCGATTATTTGATATAATAGTATCATAAATTGATTAAGGAGTTAAATTATGAGTTATACATTTGATGCTAATATGGTTTCAGATCTTTTTAAAGATGCTAACGGGTTCCGCCCTTCAGGTATGTTCTATACCACATGGAATTCAGGTGACGATGATCAGAAACAAGTAATCTGGGATAACCTCATTCTTCAACTCGAAGAAAAATACAACGAAGACAAACGCATTGAGGCAATAGAAACTGAAAAGTTTGAGGCTCAAATTAAATTGGCAATGGACTTAGGTGCCGATTCACGTGAAAGTGCTTTACGTTGGATTGTACAACAGTTAGATCTTAGTGACTCAGACAAACTATATGGCGGTGACTACATCTGTTACACTTTAAATCTCCCATATAGTTACGCTAATGAATTTAACGGTGTACTTTAATTCTTATTTAGTGTATAATATCTTTATATTAAATTAATTGAGAAGGAAATTATATCATGGATAACGCTCTAATCTTACTAATCGGTTTTACTGCAGTACTTTTTATAATGGTTGTAGCTGAAGCTGTAGCTAAGAAATTCGGTTGGGAATAATTATGAAAAAATTAAATCAACGCCATGGCGGTCCTTGGGATCGTGGAGGTTGCGACTCTTATTATAGTCGTGGTAGAAATCCACATTATTATGTAGGTGATACTGGTTCATCTGACATGGTAATGGAAGCAGATATGACTCCTGAACAGATTGAAGAGTACAACTCAGGTTATGATTACAATGAAGAATTTGGTGGCAAAAAGGATTATTAAATGAAAATAGTTATCAATAATTGTTATGGTGGATTTGCTTTAAGTGAAGTTGCCGAAACTAGATATAAAAATGAATCTGGAATGGATGTTCCATATTGGGATATCTCACGCGATGATCCTATTCTTGTCAGCATCGTTGAGGAACTCGGTGAAGACTCTTGGGGTGCATGTGCCGAATTAATGGTAATTGAAATCCCAGATGAAGTTAAATGGCAAATTGCTGAGTACGATGGCTCAGAATGGGTAGCTGAACAACACAGGACGTGGCCATAATGAATACCACCGACATCGCACGTATGGATCGACCAACCCTGCATACTACTCATTCTACTTTAATTATAGATAGGATGCATATGGATAAATGGTTCTCTGATTTCCTTAATGAGAATATATTAGACCATGATGTATTAGAAGATCCTAATTGGGTTATTTACAAGAATAGACTATCAGAGTATCGTGTGTTAAATCACATGATTAAGTGTGCTGAATACCAAATGGGTAAAAAATAATGACGCAACAAAAACTATTTAAATCAGCAAATGAATTCTCTCTTCATATAGAAGACCTTGTAAAGGAGCACCGTATTTCGCATATGGATGCTGTATTAAAATATTGTACTGATAACATGTTAGAACCTGAAGAGATTGCATCAAAGGTAAATAAATCTCTAAAAGAAAAGATTGCTCTTAATATGCAAGAACTTAATTTCTTACCAAAACAAGCAAGTTTAGACTTATGATTGACGGGTACCGCGCTTATAGATTCTATCTAGCAACTAAGTTACATTTCACCACAGACAAATATGATGTATTTGTTTCAAAGGGTGCAGTAACTTGTTCTAGGGATAGCTTTGAGAAGCGTAATGATCGATTTATGTTTCATAAATTAGGTCAGCGCTTTAAGACAGAGCGAGAGTATATTCAATTCATTGCATCTAATTTCATATATGGTAATCCTAATGTGATTTACTCTGGGTCAGAAGCAGATGAAAACTATACAGAATGGCAACGTCGTTTACAATCTGCTACAAAGCTATTCTCTGATGATTGTCATACTCTAATTAATACTGATAAGAACATTGACGAAATAATAAATTGTACAAATAATCAATTACCATATATAATATCATTATACCTTGCAAAAAGGATTAATATAGAATCAATAAGAATTCTTGATGATACTATGCATTTTATTGATACATGGCAGGGTAATATACAGACTCTATTTGGAGATCATATAAGAATTATTAGGAAGGCAAAAGGTTTTATTAAATATGATAAAACCAAAACACTACCAATAGTAAACAACTTATTAGAACAGACGTGGAACTATAAAGATGAGCAACACATACAAGAAGCAATCGCATAAATTTGACGATGAACCATATTCAGGTAGGAGTGGTAAACATTCCAACCACAAGAACAATCATAAGTTCAATGGAATTCCAATCGTAAATGAATCGGAAATTGAAGATGATTTACTCGATGACGTAGAATCGAGTATAAATAAAGTATCAATAGAATGATTCTTAAGTTACTTAAAGATCATTTTATAGATACATACTACGCAAATATACAACGCTTATACAAAGGAAAATACGATGGACATTAAAGCACTTCGCGCTATGCGCAACAACGACTTCTCTAAAATTGCTGGTGAATTTGAAAAGACAGTCAATCCCCCTTCAGCACAATCCTATGAAGACACCCGCATGTGGAAACCAGAACGTGACAAGGCAGGTAATGCAACTGCAACAATCCGTTTCTTACCACGTACAGAAGGTGATGAGCTTCCATGGGTTAAAATCTTCTCACATGGTTTCCAAGGCCCAACCGGCAAATGGTACATTGAGAACTCATTAACAACTATCAATGAAGCAGATCCAGTTGGTGAATTGAATAGTAAGTTATGGGCAACTTCAACTGACGACAACTCTCCAGGCCGTAAACAAGCACGGGCTCAGAAACGTCGTTTAAACTACATCTCTAATGTTTTAATTATTGATGATCCTAAACACCCAGAAAACAATGGTCAAGTAAAACTATTTAAGTATGGTAAGAAAATCTTTGACAAGATCATGGACAAAGCACGTCCTACTTTTGAAGATGAAACTCCAGTGAATGTGTTTGACTTTTGGGAAGGTGCTAACTTCAAGCTTCGTATGAAGACTGTAGATGGTTATCCTAACTATGATACATCTGCATTTGGTGAGATTCAAGCTTTATCTGATGATGAAGATAAAATCCTTAAAGTTGCTAATAGTCAATATAAACTTTCAGAGTTCTTAGATGCTAAGAATTTCAAAAGCTATGCTGATCTAAAAACTAAGTTGGAAACTGTATTGAGTTCTGAGTATGTAGGTATGTCAGCAGCAGAGATCTCTGAACAAGAAGATCGTCCAGTTGCACCAGCACCACAACCAGTTGCAAAAGCAGCTCCTGCTCCAGCAGCTAAGGCCGCGGTAGTTGATGATGAGGATGATGTAATGTCTTACTTCCAATCAATCGCTGATGCTGATTAATTAGAACTAAATGAGAAAGGGAGCGTAAGCTCCCTTTTTTATGCCACGTATCTGGACTTAAGATAACTATTTACTGTGTTATCTTGGTTTCGTACGGGTGTTTTGAATGTTGCATTTTGTGTAGAATTATTTACTTGTGTAGGTGCACTAATAACAGTTGATTGTTTCTGTGCTGTCATTGGTTGTTTATTAGCAGCATCAACTTTTGCAGATTCTCCATATACTTTATTACCTGCTGTTGGAGTTACTGCTTTTACTTTTACAGATTGCTCTTTAACCATATCCTCTTTAACACGTTCCGCAGCAGATGTATAATTTTCAGGAGAACCTGGAAAGTTAGCTTCTTCCTCTGCTAGATATTTCTTAAAGTTAGGATGAGACTTAATTTGATCAGTAGTTACACCCTTAAGAGTACCGGTAACTGTTTCAGAAGTTATAGTACCAGGCCCAGCAATCTTAGTCATAGGAGCTTTTGCCCCTTTTGGTGCACCTTTAGTTTTAATTGAATCCTTACCTACTTCAATTGCTGCACCACTAGTACCAATAGTTTGCATCGCTTTACCAATACGTTCTAACCCATCAGCAGCCTTTTGTAATCCATCTCCTAGTTTAGCAATTTTTTCTAGTTTATCGATTGGACTATCTTTGCCTATTGATAATAAACCTGATACTAAATTACCTAATCCCCCTACTACACTACCGGCTCCAAATGCTGCCATTGCTGCACTAACTGCTAATATTCCTGCCGCAGTACTCATTAAATCTGCACCAGATATTGCACCAATTCTTTCCATTCCAGCAGCAAATGTATCCATGGATTCAGCAACATTTTCAAATGCTTTACTAGCCACCCATAATGCAGCACCTAATGCTAATAATGTTGCTGCACCCGCTAATGCACTTAGGCTTAATGCACCTATTGCCACAACAGCAGCAGTTAAGGCTCCTATTGCTAGGATACCTTTACCCATAGTTTCCCAATCAATCTCAGCAAAGTTTTTAAATGCCATACTAGTGATTAATAAAGCTCCGCCTAATGCTAATAGTGTTCCTGCTGCACTAACATCTTTAATTAATTTAGTTGCTAATGCTAATCCACCTAAAACTAACCCACCTTTTAGGATACTTTCCCAAGCAATATTTCCAAAGCTCTTTAATGCAATACTTGTAATTAATAGTGCAGCACCTAATGCTAATAGTGTTTTAGATGCATCACCATCTTTTATGAATTTGGTTGCAACAACTAATGCAGTAATTGCACCAATACCCATCATAAAGTCAGAGAATTTAACCGTTGCAAAGTTTTGAAATGCTTTACTTATAATCCATACTGAAGCTGCTAAAGCTAGTAATCCTTTTGCTGCTCCACCTAATGCTCCACCAATTCCAGATAAACCTTTGCCAAGACCACTTAGCATACCACCTTTAGGTGGTTCATTCGGTGGTGGCGGTGGTGCATTTGCTGCTCTAGTATTTTCTTCAATTTTAGTAAGAATATTTGTTTGCTCTTCATTTGCTTGAGCCATTTCAATTTCTGATTCTGACATGTCATTTTCGTCAGTTTTTGTTCTAGTAGAAGGATCAGACTTCTGCCATCTTTTAGCCAATTCTTCTTTGGCTTTCATTTCAGGCGATAGACCAATTTGTCTTTCTGATATATTTAGATCTTTATATTCTTTTAGTTTAGCATCATTTTTATTTGTATCACGTACTAATTGTTGTTGCTCACCACGTTGGCGCTCGAATATTTTTCTAGCACCTTCTTTACCATGTAAATTTACTGTTGGGTCGCCTGCTGCAATTCTAGCTTTAGCATACTTTTGTCTATCTTCTTCTGCATCATAGTGCTCAGACAATATACCACCGCCACCACGTTTGGCAATACCAGTTTTATCAAGAAACCCACGTTTAGTAAAGAAGTCTGCTACACTATCTTTCATTCCAGTAACACGTTGACCTATAGTTTTAAATTCTCTACGATCCCCAGTTTTACCTAATACTGCATTTGCATCATTTTGTTTCTTAAGAAAGCCATTACTTTTCTTAATTTCTGCTAACATTTTAATAATATTAGCATTAGCTCCATCGCCAGTTTTATTTAATAAACCCTTTTTTAATTCTTCAGCTGAAAGACTTTCATCTTTCTCAGATCTTATAGATTCAGCTGCTTGTATTATTTGTAATTTCTCATCTAACTTAGCAAGCTTTTCTTGGGCAAGGATGGACTTTAATTGCGCTTCTACATCCGCATTCATTTTTAAATTTGACTTTTTTTGACCTTCTAATAGATCACCTATGGTCATTGCATCCTTGTTTTTTGCCATTACTGTTTACTCTCTATTCGTTGTTTTTCTTCTTCTAAATACTGTATCAACATAGCGATATAAATGTCTCTCTCAAATGGTATCATATTTTCTAAATCACTTAAAGAATATTTATGATACTGCATCAATGCAAAGTTCATTTTATAAAAATTATATAATGACTCATGCGAGAGACATACTAAAAAAAACTATTTAAACCCTCAAGAACTTTATGGTGTGCAGCATTACATACTGGACAAACATAATCTATTTCGTGTGATAACTTAGGCATTGTCTCAAAGAATTTTTGTACATTTAAAAATTGATCTGATGTTAAGTTATTAAGGAATTCCATTAATTCCGGTTTAGTTTGTTCTTTAGCATGAAACACTTCATCTGTTGTATAAATGTAATCAATACATTCAACTACAATATTAAATACTTGTTCGATATCAGTACTATCTACGTTTTCTAATTTCTTTACGATATCCATTGTTGGGTATTTCATTGCAATACCAACATCATCATATAATTTAATCTTAATTACATGTTCTGGGTTTTTACTAACAGCAAGTTTAGTTAAATCAACTGATACTTTTGCTATTGCCTTTTCATCTGTACATGTATCGCATCGTAATAATAACTCTATTACTTCTCCCACAGATTTAGCTCTAATTTGAGTAAAAATATACTCTAAATCAAATGTAGCTAATCCTTCTACATTAATATCATCTTTAATACATGATTTAATCACGTCTTTTAATGAGTTAACCATTACAGTTGCATCTTCAGATTGCTGAGCAATCAAAAGAGCTTTTTCTTCTTTAATTAAGAATGGTCTATACTTAATCTGTTTTCCAGATGAAGGTACCTCTAAATTATAGGTTGGTGTACTATTAATTGGTAATGCCATGTTACTCTCCTGTATTCAATTTTTTTATCATTTTATTAAGTTCAGCGGTACTGCCAACAAATATACTGTTGTTTGTTACTGTTTTTGTTTCAATGCCCTGGCCTCTTGCTTCCTTAGGTGCATCTAGTTTTTGTTTTCTTTCGTGTAATCTTAATAGTTGCTCATTAATATCTGCAAGTTGGTTCATTAGATTACCTACAACTTCAAAAGCCCTAGGATGCTCTGAAGATTTTGCAATCTCTAAAGCATGTCCTAGAGCGTCCTGTCCTTGTTGAAGTAGTCCATATAGATTAGCTCGAGTACGATCGTAATCATTCTCAATCTTTTCAGTCTGACTATTAGCTTCTGGTATTACTACTTCACCAGTACTCATTATTACTTCACCTTGTATTACAGGTTCCATATCGAAAACCTGTGACAAATTATTATCGATTTTGCTCATTAGAAATTAGGTTTTTTCCTTGTAGGTTTACCTTCAATTGTATTTATTACTTCAGACGGTGTATCAGCAGGCAAATCGTCTACACTTGGAGGAGTAGGTGCTGCTGGTTCATACTCATATTGAGTTGGTTCTGATCTTGGTCTAAGCGGCATTGGTTGCATTGGTGGCAACGGAGCCGCATCAGTCTTTTTTGATGATGAATATGCATTAGCACCAAAGAAGGCTGCAACTAAAGCTGAAATAGCAACAAAGTAAGTAGGAGCAATATTACCAATAATTGTTGCTGCATCATCTACATCTAAGAATGAAGCAATAACAATAGTTGCTGGATATAACAACATACCCCATAAAGCAAACCATGTCATCTTGCGCATAGCATCTCGTTGAGCATCTGCATCTTCAAGTTCTCTGCGTTTGAATTCCAAATACATTTTTAGCTCTTCACTACTTACATAACCATCGCCATTTGTATCTGCTTCTTGTAGATGTTGATAAGCACTATCACTTACACCTTTTTTATTTTGTTGCATTTTATTCCCTTTGTTATTATTAGAATTTAGGATATAATCTAGAATTGTCAACGCCAAAGTTGGGGAAGTTTTGTTGGTCGTCATAAGCACCATACCCAGGTTGAGCACCAGGTGAACCCAATACTTCTTTACCATTCACTATTAAACCATTATCTCCCGCTATAGCGGATCCAGATGTCCAATATCTATAATTAATTGATACTTGGATCTTCATTATATCTTTTGCACTATAATCCATTTGAATGGAACTTATAGATTTAGGATAACATTCAAATAGTTTAACTCTATATTGTTCTTCGTCATTCTGATCTAATACAAACACCTCAATGTCAGTAATATATTCTTTATAATAATTAAATTGACGAGTAGTAGGATCCTGAATAGAATTAATCCATTTATCAAATAGCGATTTAGAATCCATAGTTCTATCAACATAGAAAGTCATATTGATGTTATCAAATGTTCTTTCATATGGCATCTCTCTTAATTCACCATATGTTCTTGCTGGTTGTGTAGAGATACTCATACCTGGTAGAGTTACACTATCACAATGCATTAATACTTTCTCTAGATCTCCAGTGAAGGCATCCTTTGTCTCTCGAAGAGTGTTAGGCAAGGAAAACATAACCCTAAATCGGTTTGTATGTATCATCCCCTGAGTTTTTACTGAGGCGATAAATTCGTTTAAAGTACTCATCCGTTAATTACCTTTTTGGAATCTTGCCATACTTGATATTTACTTGCACCTACAAAAGTTTCTACTGGAAGCATCATGGCAGTTGCCCAGTCTGGTGCATTGATTTTTTTAAATGGAGAACGAACATGCTCACCTAAATACTGCTTAATACACGGTTGAGCTGCTGCGTATTTTGAAACACCATCAATTAATGCCCATGAATACTTCAATCTAGTATTATCATCCATATTAGAATTAGTTCTAAAGTAGGATAGTTTGTCTAACAACTGAACCCGCATTTGGTATGGTAGATAATGTAGATTTAGTCCAATGAATCCACCTGGAGTTTTCTTATATGGGAATACAAGCGGGAATCTATCATAATATGGTAATGTATCTTTATGTTTAGCATCGTAGAAAAACATATATAGATTACCAGGAATAATGTTGGTGGATATGTCTTCACCCTTCATTAATTTCTTGGGAGTAATACCTTGCTTACTAATCAATAATACTTGTTGCTGAAACCATGCTTGTGACTTACGCGCCGCTGTCTTCAGATTATACTGATTGCGTTGAAAGACATCTAATAATGTTTCTGGTTTTGCCATAAATAAATTGTACTTTAATTCTTTTTAGTGTTATTATATCTATACAGAGGTGGTCAAGTAATACTTATTGATATATTTATATCCCTAATTCTCTTTCCGTTATAATAGTAAATATCCATCCTCTATCTTTACAGTACTCTTCTGCATACTTCCATTTCGATTGATTCTTAATGAATGCCATTGATTCAGTAATGTATCTTCTTGTTTGTTTACCTGGATACTTGGGTGGCACCGTTTGCCCAGCGGGTTTAACTTCTACTAAATGAGTCTTAATAGAACCATCCTTTGATTTGATCTGAATCCTAAAGTCAACGAAGTACCGGTGTGGTCTATTATCAGTACCACAGATATATGGAATAATAGTCTCTTCAGATGAGTACTTTAAAACATTGGGGGAATTGTCGCACCACCGCATGAACTTAAGTTCCCATGACGATCTATAAATGATGTTAGTTGGATCCCCAGCATACTTTTCTGGATTAACTGGTTTAAATTTTCCCTGATGGTACTTCATAATCTATTATAAATATCTTATAACTCTAATGTAATTCTATTTATAAAGGCTATTATGGCTGAAGATAACATCGCTCCATCGTTTATGAAAGGCAAAACCGAAGCCGATTCAAGTACCGGTAATAGGCTCTATGACACTAAACAAATTAGAGGAACTAGAACTTCCTTTAATGAAAGCAATGATTATAGGGTAGAGAATTTAATGTACCCGTCAGATCTATTGAGCACGGCTGCCAGTAGCACATCTGAAAAATATAAGAATACTGCAAACAATGAATATGGAAGTAATTACGTTATATTCTATATTAATGTCAATGAGAGTTCTAAACTATTAAAAAATCAAGATTCTTGGTATGGTAATAAGACAGTTGGTGATTATACCCCAGCACAATCAGAAAGAATTGTTGGTAAAAAGATTTCAACTGAATTAGCAGGTACTGCTGCTGGAATTGAAGGTGCTATTGCTGGTGGTGGTCTTACTGGTAATTTTAAGGGTGCAGGTACTGGTGGTGCAATAGGATTTATTGGTACTGAGGTTATTGGTACGCAGACTGCAAGCTTTACTAAACAAATGAAACGCCTTCAAACTGCAATTGCTTTACATACACCAAATACTTTAACTGCTAGATATGGTACAAATTGGGAAGAAACAAATACTAATTTATTTCAATTAGCAATGAGAGGCGGAGAATCTCTTGGAAAAGCAATGGTTGAAGGATATGATAAACAAAATGTTAGTGATGAAACAAAAGAGAATTTAAAATCAATGGGTGCAGCAATTGCATTAAATACTGTTCCAGGTAAAGACGCTATTTCCGCTATTACTGGACTTGCCATAAACCCTAAAAAAGAACAATTGTTTAGAGGTGTAGATTTTAGAACATGGAATTTTAATTATCAATTCTTTCCTAAGTCAAAAGAAGAATTAATCAATGTTCAAAATATCATATACCTATTTAAATTACATATGCATCCTGAATATAAAGATGCTAATAATTTCTTGTATCTATATCCTTCTGAATTTGATATCATTCATTACAATGGAGTTGATGAGAACTTTAACCTACCTAGACATACATCATGTGTATTGACTGAGTTAGTAGTTAACTATGCTCCTCAATCTCAATTCACCTCATTTGCTGAAGGGGCACCTACACAAATTGATATATCATTATCATTCAAAGAACTTGTACAGATGTCCAAAGAACGTATAATGGAAGGATTCTAATGTATTTTAAAAATTTCGACAAGATATATTATGACTTTGAAATTGCGGGTAAACATCAATTACACATTGTTACTGATATCACAAAGAATCTAAGATTTAAAAAAGAGATTCTGGCTAACATTACAGTATACGATGAGTATGATATTAGAGATGGCGAAACTCCAGAAATCATTGCAGAGAAAATCTATGGTAATGCAAGATATCATTGGATTATTATGCTTGTAAATGAGCGCTATGATTACCTAAATGACTTTCCATTGTCTACATATAATTTAGAACAACACATCACCCAAAAATATGGTGTTGGTAATGAATATGACACCCATCATTATGTAGATCTAAAGGGATTTATTGTTGATGAGGATAATGCAGAAGCCACTTCTGTTTCCAATTATCAATATGAAGATGACTTGAATGAAACTAAACGAAGAATTAAAATTGTATCTCCATCATTGATTAATACTATATTAAAGAACTTTAATTCTCTATGAGTGATAGCGATAAGATAAGATTTGCTGGTGATATAAGCATTGAGAATGTAAGCATTGTTACGTCCAAAGGAATGACACAAAATATAACTAATCAATTGTTATCAATTGAATTGTTTGAAGATCTATTCTCTCCATTTATGACTGGATTGATTACAGTTAAGGATTCATTTGACTTTGTAAACTTGATGCCATTCATTGGTGAAGAGTTTATCAATATGAAGATCTATACTCCTTCATTAGAAGAAAAAGATTACATTAATCAACAGTTTTATATCTATAAAATCTCAGACAGATTAATAACAGGTGACAGAACTGTAGTTTATCAATTGCATATTATTGCCCGGGAAGCGGTAATTGATGTAAACAAGAATGTAAGTAAAAACTATTCAGGAATAATTTCAGATATTGTAAAAGAGATTTGTACAAATAAAGAAGATGGACTTGAAAGTACAAAACCTATTAATGTAGAACCTACGGCCAACAAAACTAAATTTATATCTAACTTTTGGTCACCAATTAAAAGTATTAATTATGCAGTGGGTAATGCTACAACTTCTGCAGGTGCTAGCAACTATCTATTCTTTGAAAATAGAAATGGATTGAATTTTGTATCATTAGATTCTTTATATAATCAAGAACCTAAAATGGAATTTGTTTATGATAATTATGCTAGAGATGTTTTATCTGATGGCAGATCTATAATTAATTTAAATGAAGACTACAAAAGAATTACTGAATTAGAAATACCATTGGTGTATGATTACATTGATAGAATCCGCTCAGGGATGTTTGCATCTAAGATTATTACTCATGATCCAGTAACAAAGAAATATTATTCTAAAAACTTCAATATGCTTGATGACTTTTTAAATAATTCTCATTTGAATGAGTTTTCCGCAGCAACAACTAGCAATATTAATTCACCCAATTCTTTGATTATTAATTACCCCAAAAATTATGGAGTATTTAATCAATACACCGACGTGTCTAATGCTAAGACTATTCAAAAGCGCATCTCACAATTGATGCAAGCCCAAACTACCAAACTAAATATTACGGTTTTAGGTAGAACTGATTATACAGTTGGAATGAAAGTAAAAGTTAAACTAAATAAAATACAACCTATTGGCAAAGGGGAATTAGAAGAAGATATTTTGGATACTGTGTTATCTGGTTTCTATATTATATCTGCTATAAATCATTCTATCAATAGAGATAAACATGAGTGTGCGATGGAATTAATTAAAGATTCATATATTATGAATTTGAATGAGGGTCAATAATGCAATTATATCAAGCGGTTTGTGAAAATAGACAGGACCCGTTAAAACTGGGTAGATGCCAAGTTCGTGTAATGGGTTTACATACTCATGATAAGTCAAAATTAAAAACTGAAGATTTGCCTTGGGCTTATCCAATGCAACCTATTACTTCTGCCGCTATATCTGGAATTGGCCATGCACCAGTTGGTATTGTTGAAGGCACCTGGGTTATTGTCATGTTTAGAGACGATGACGAGCAATACCCAGTTATTCTTGGTACTGTTGGTGGTATACCTCAAAAATTTGGTGCAGTTGATGAGGATCCAAGTGGTATCTTATTAAAAGATTCATCTGGAAATTTAACTACTACTGAACCAACTGATGTTGTTACCTCTGATACCGGTGAGCAAGTTCAAACTACTACACCAATTAGCACGACTCCTTCTGCAGTAACAACCACTGATATTCCTACTACCCCACCACCTGGTACCTTAAATGCCGCTTTAGCTTCTGTTGGAATTAAAGCTCTTCTTGCTGCATGTGACAAATATGGTTTAACTACAAGAGAACAAAAATGTTCAGTTCTTGCAATTGCCGGGGGCGAGTCAGGTTGGATCCCACAGAAAGAAGGATATAGTTATTCAGCGGAAGCATTGCAATCTACTTTTGCTTCTACCTTTAAAGGTAAACCAGATTTAGCAGCACAGTATGCAAGATGGAAAGGATCTAGAGAAGAATTCTTTAACTTTGTATATGCGCCAGAAAATAATGGTAAGCAATTAGGTAATACACAAACTGGCGATGGCGGCAAGTATTATGGTAGAGGATTTATTCAGATTACTGGTAGAAGTAATTATACCACTTATGGTTCAAAAGCTGGAATAGATCTATTAAGCAATCCTGAGGCGTTAAACACAGATCTTAGTGCTTCTGCTGCTGTTGCATGCGTATATATTTTAGACAGATTAAGACCAAAGAATACCTCTCCTACAGCTAACCCTGATTATTTCTATGCTGTTAAAAAAGGAATTGGAAATGATACTGGTAATGGTGCACAAAAGCGTTTAGCATATTACGAATACTTTTATGGTAGCAAAGTTCCATCTTCACTCACTGAAGAAAAATCGGCGTCACCTACTACAAGTACTCCATCAGAAGCACAAACATATAATTCAGGTGCACCTTCTTCTAGTAGTGCAGGACCTGTAGGATTTAGAGATCCAAATAACAAGTATCCATTACAGAATTTTATAAATGAACCAGACACTAACAGATTAGCCCGAGGAATCAGTAAAGGCACAGTAGTTCCCATTAAGGAATCAAATAGAGTCTCAGGTATTCCAAAGGCTTTAGATCAAGGTACATTTGATGAACCATCATCATCATTCTCTGCTAAGTACCCATTCAATCATGTGTATGAAACAGAGTCAGGCCATGTACAAGAATTCGATGATACTCCAGGTCATGAAAGAATTCATACTTACCATCGAAAAGGTACATTTACTGAAGTAGATCCAAATGGCACAGAAGTGCATCATATTGTAGGTGATTCTTATACTATTATTGATAGAAACGGTTGTATTTTCATTACCGGCGAGGCAAATCTAACAGTTAATGGTAACATTAATATATTATGCCAATCATCAGCAAACCTTGAAGTTACTGGTGATTTAACTGCTAAAGTTGGTGGAGATTACACTCTTGGTGTTGCCGGGAATTATACTGTAGCAGTTGGTGGCACGTACCAAGTTCAATCTGTAGGAAATATGACTCATCAAACTAATGCATCAAAACATGATGTATCTATTGGTACAATGAATCAATATTCTTATGGTTCAATGAATATCAAGTCCAGTGGGAATTTAAACATGGATGCATCAGTTATTCATGAAAATAGTGGTACATCAATTGCAGCCACTTCCATTAATCTTACTCCTCCCGCTAAAGGTGTACCATTAAATCAAGTATTAGAATTCTTAGTAGCACCAGTTGCGGCAGGCGAAGAAGTATTTACGTTTGAATCTGATGAGGAATGGAATACACCTGCAGGAATTGCAGCAAAAGCAGAATTAGATAAAAAATATGGGGAGCAAACCTCAGCAAATAACCCAGCGCAAGACGAGGCTGCTCCTGTTGGCGGTACTAATGTTGCTACTGTTGCTAGTTGTAGTATTATTTCGGCAACACAAACATTCACCAATGACTTTAGATTATCACCTAACTTTACACTTGGCATGTTGATTGATGGTGGAGTTAATGGTCATAATAAACTTAAAGATCAGAATGGTTTAACTAAACAACAGATCGTATGTAATCTATCTCAACTATGCATTAATATGCTAGAACCTTCACTTGTATTATTACCAGGCGGTGCTGCTGGATATGGTAAACAATGGAAGATTAATTCTGGATATAGAAGTTCAAGCAATTCTACTTCTACATCAGATCACCCATACGGTAGAGCAGTTGATATTACAATATTGCCATATGATTCATCTAAGAAACAACGTAACTTTGATATGATTCAGAAACTAGAACAAGTTCTACCTTATGACCAAATGATTATAGAATACAGATCTGATGGTTCTAATTGGATTCATATGAGTTTTAGAGGAATCAATAAGGGAGATACTACTGGTCCTGGCGCAACCAATAGAAAAATGGCTTTCACTATGTTGAATGATAAAACATATAAGAGAGATTCTTCTGGAAATCCATCCGGTTTTGTATTAATATAAGGCAATTATGGCAATAACATTCTCACCTTCTAATTTAGAATTAATGGAATTCACTGGTACTGCTGGTACTACGGTTACTATGACCTATGATGCAGGAGCTCCTGGTGCAACGGGTAGTCCAACCCCTTCTCCAGCAATCTCATCAGTGACTGTTACATCTGGAAATGCCCCATCAGATTTAGTGATTACATATACCGATAGTTCTTTTACTTTTTCTAGTGCATTTAATAATATGTTTTCTAAGACAATTAAGTATTTAATACAAGATGCTGATGCCACTAAACATTACTATGCCGTTAATTCATTCTCTAGTCTTCCTTCTACTTTTACTGGTGTATATCAATATGTACCACCTCCAACAATTACTATGGATATAGACTTTGAAGTTGTTGTTACTGGTTTATTAGGTGCAGATGAAACTGAAACATGGACATTAGTATTAAGATATGATTCCGCTTCAGCAAACGCAGCGTTGACTGCTGCAATTGCAGATGGAGAAATTTCTAAAAACGCAGTAATAAACTATCCTGAATTGAGTCTATAATGGCAGCTTCCTGTAGATTGGGAGATAGTAGTGCTGGTCATTGTTATGAACCACGGCCAAATGACCAAGGTTCTCCTAATGTATTCATAAATGGTAAAGCATCACATAGAGTTGGAGATCATTGGCCAACCCATTCATGTGGTCCTTCATCGCATGATAGTATAACTGCAAAAGGTTCTCCTAATGTATTTGTAAATGGTAAAGCAAAGGCCCGGGTTGGTGATGCATTAGATTGTGGCGATATAATTGCTCAAGGTTCTCCTAATGTTATTACTAATTAGAGTATAAATAATAATATGGCAAGAAATACACGCACCTTCTCAGACATCGACCTTAACTTCACTGCTCATCCAGTGACTGGGGATGTTACACGTAAGTATGATGAGGAAGCGATTAAGCAAGCAGTTAAAAGTTTAGTAATGACTCAAAATTATGAGAGACCATTCCATTCAGAGATTGGTTCTCAAATTAGAGGATTGCTATTTGAACCAGCAACTCCTATGCTTACTGCATTACTTAAGAGAGCAATTACAGATACCATTATTAATTTTGAACCTCGCGTTAGATTAATAGATGTATTAGTTAGACTCTCACAGGATACAAACGAAGTATACGTATCAGTAGAATTTTCTATTGTTAACACGGTACGCCCAATACTTATCAATATGACTCTTACGAGAACACGCTAATGGCTATTAATAAAAGAATACCAACCACCGATTTAGATTTTGATGAAATCAAATCAAATCTAAAAACCTTCTTGCAAGGTCAATCTGAATTTGCAGACTATGATTTTGATGGTTCAGCATTATCAGTAATATTAGATGTGTTGGCTTATAACACTCATTACAATGCATTATATAAAAATCTAGCAGTAAACGAATCGTTCCTTGACTCAGCAAGTAAGAGATCAAGTGTAGTTTCTCGGGCAAAAGAAATTGGTTATATTCCAAGATCAGCAAAAAGTGCTGAGGCCGTTATTGATGTAGTTGTTTCAAATACAACTACTACTCCTACTTCTTTAATTATTCCTGCGTACAGTCCATTTAATACTGCAGTTGATGGTGTTACATATACATTCTATACATTAGAAGATATTATTACAATTAAAGATTCACTTACACCAACATATACATTCTCTAATGTAACTATTAAAGAAGGTACACCACTAACATTTAAATATGTTGTGTCTGAAGGCCAAAAATATATTATCCCAAATAATAATGTAGATCTAGCTACCTTACAAGTTAGAGTACAAGATAATACAACTGGTGTTTATACTACATTTTATAACCAAGAAAATATCATTAACCTAACTGGTACTGATGCCGTATATTTCGTAAAAGAAATAGATGGCGAGTTCTATGAGTTACAATTTGGTAATAACATTATCGGTAAGGGATTAGTAAATGGTAATATTGTCAATCTTAGTTACATTGTTTGTAATAAAGATTTACCAAATGGTGCTAAAACATTTTCATATCAAGGGTCAACTCTTTTAGGTGGAATAGTTTCTACTGTAACTACAATTGCTGCATATAATGGATCTGATATTGAAGGGATTGAAAGTATCAGATTTAATGCACCTAGAACCTACTCAACACAAAACAGAGCAGTGACTGTTGATGATTATAAATCTATCATTTATGCAAACTACCCTACTGCAGAATCCATTAACGTATGGGGTGGTGAAGACAATGATCCACCTGTTTATGGTAAGGTATATATTTGTATCAAACCAGTAAATGCAGCAATACTAACTCAATCAGAAAAAGAGTATGTTAAGAGAGAAATTCTTAAAAAGAAAAACATAGTAAGTATTACACCAGAGTTGCTTGATGCATCTTATATTAATTTAGAGTTAAACGTTACTGCTTACTACAATCCGCGATTGACTGTACGTTCTGCTGAACAATTAAAAACTCTAGTGTATTCTACTATTACAAATTACAATGATACCTATCTAAATAAGTTTGATGGTATTTTTAGATATTCAAAATTATCAAGTTTAATTGATTCAACTGAAGATTCTATTGTTAGTAATATTATGACTATTAAATCTCATAGAGAGGTTGAAGTAAAATATAATTTGGCTACTGAGTATTTAGTCAATACTGCTAACCCGATTTACCACTCAGGTGTACCAGAAAATTCAGTTCTTTCTACTGGATTCTATATTCCCAATAATGAGAATATAATGTATCTTGAGGATCTTCCAACTCCTGACGCTAGGACTGGTGTATTTAGAATGTTTTACTATGTTGGTACAAATAAAACATATGTTAGAAACTTAGGAACTATTGATTATGATAAGGGTATTCTTTTCATACCGGAACTAACTATTGTGGGTTTAGAAAGTGCCGTATTTGAGTTTATTATTAAAGGTCAATCTAATGATGTAGTATCAATTAGAAACCAATTGGTATTAATACCAGAAGAAAATATTACTGTGAATATGATATTAGATAAAGTTGCGGCTGGTGATGCTGCTGGTAATACTAACTACATATTTACTTCAAGTAGAAATTAATGAGTGATGTAAAATTACAGACCGCAGTAACAAAGCAACTTCCTGAATTTATTCGGGAAGACTATGCTACGTTTACTGCTTTTATAAAAGCGTATTACGAATATTTAGAATCAGTAGATGCAAGAGATATTGAAGACCTTAGAAATATTGATAAGACTGTTTATGAATATCTAATCTATATTAATAATGAAATTGGTTTCTTGAATGCACCAGATTTAACTATTGTAAATATTGATCCTAGATTATTCTTAAGAAAAACTAAACAAGCCTTTATCGCTAAGGGTACAGAAGACTCATATAAGTTTCTATTTAGATTATTCTTCAATAAGGCAGTAGATGTTAGATATCCATGGGATGAGGTATTAAAACCATCAGATGGCAAATGGAGGCAAGATACTTCATTATTTGTCCAAGTTAACACTGGAGATGTGTTAACTATTGTAGGTGATAGAGTTACTATTATTGGAGTAAATACAAACCTTAAAGTTTATATAGATAGAGTGGTTCATATTAGAGATGGAATATATGAATTATTCATCGATAAGAGTTACTATGGCCAAATATTATTAGGTGATACCGTTAATTTTGAAGGATTCTCTGGTACAATTATTACTACTACGGTAAAATATAAGATTGAATTTGCTGGATCGGGTTATAATATTGGTGATATTATTACTACTGATATTACAATAGTAGGATCTACTACTCCAGTTAAACAAATATTAAAAGTTACAAAAGTAAATTCTGCTGGTGGTATACTTGCTGTTAATACTGTAAAATTTGGATGCGGCTATACCTCAGATTTTAATATTACTGCATTAAAAACTACAACACCAACCATTAATTCTAGAATAACAATAAGTCAAAATAGTGTTAATAAATATTCAGCCAAAGACACTTCTAAATTAGATGTATATAATGAAACTGGTATAATTATTAATAATAATGTATGGGAAGGCGATTATACTAATCCATTTTATGCCGGTACAGTATTAAATGGTTTCAATAATGAAACATCTAACTTAATTGATATGTCTACTGTTGCTATCATTAAGTGTATTATAGGCCCTGTAGCAAAATATCAAGGATATTATATTGGTGTTGATGGATTCTTGGATGATATAATTAAAATTCAAGATAGTAAATTCTATCAAAAATATTCATATGTTTTACTAGCTGATGAAAGATTAGTAGAACATATGAATATTTTTGATAGAATTTACCATCCAGCAGGACTAGCATTATTTTCTGAATATCAATTACAAAATACATATACGCCAGATATAGGAGCATCATTATCTTTAGATGAATATATATCTAAAGCAACGTTTACTACTAAATACAAAACACCTATAACAGAATATATTATTCCTAAAGGTTTAGGTGGAACAATTACGAAGAACCCATATGCTTTACAAGATTACTCTGATGTAACATATAACCCAACAACATATTCAACATTCACAGGATAGAAAAATGAATTTAAATTCAGATATAAAAATTACGGGTAAATTAACGATTAAGAAATTTAATTCTAATAATGAATTAGTTCAAGAAGTTGAAGTACCTAATCTTATTGTTACCGCCGGCAAAAATTATATTGCGAATAGGCTTACATCATCTAGTCCTGTTATTATGTCGCATATGGCAATTGGTAGTAATAGTACTGCACCCAATCTAACACAAACAACATTGCTTAGTGAATTAGGCAGAAGTGCTTTAACTTCTAGCACTCTTACTGGCGCTAATATTTTATATCTTGGAGTATTTGGGCCAGGAGTAGGCACAGGTTCTATTGTTGAAGCAGCCGTGTTTAATGGTTCTAGCACTGGTACCATGTTGTGCCGTACAACTTTTCCAGTTGTAGAGAAATCTATAACTGATTCCATTGCTATTTCATGGACAGTTTCAGTAGGATAATATATGACAATTAGCTACTCGCTATTTAAATCTAAGTTTAAAAAATCTATTGCAGAGTCTATCTACAATGAGGTTATATCTGGGGTTTCTTTATACCATCACTTTCTAGGTAAAGAAAATACATGGACAGATTTTCTAAGTCCATTTATTCCATCTAGTTCAACTGATGTACCCGGTCCACCTCAAGATAATTTTAGATATGACTTGCATGTTAGACGGGATATTCTAACAACAAAGAAGATTAAAGCGAGTGATGTAGCATATGTTGCACCTAGATACGATTGGACATCTAATGTAGTATTTGATATGTATGACGATAATATTGGTCCTATTTCGGAATCTGGTACCACTGCTCCAGCATATTCAGGCGCAATCCGACTAGAAGATGCTAGGTTTTACGTACTAACAGACGACCTGAATGTTTACAAATGTATCTCAAACAACTATAATTCAATCTCTACAGTTCAACCTACTGGTACTAGTACAGATGTTATTAATACTGCGGATGGCTACATCTGGAAGTTCATGTACACTATTCCATTATCATTAAAGAATAGATTCTTGTCATCTGATTATATTCCAGTAACTACTGCTCTAAAATCTCAATATTATTCAGGTGGAGAAATTACAAACATTGTAATTAATAATGGCGGTGCTAATTATTTGTATGAATTTACTGCAGCAGGCAATATTTCATCAAGTACATCTAGTCTTACTGTGTCTGGTACTGGCACATTCTTTACAGATCAAATTGGTCCAGATTATCTTATTAAAAAAATAGATGGTACTTTAATTGGTATAGTTGATACTGTAGTTTCTGATACACAAATAACATTAAAGACTAATGCATTAGTCAATACAACTAACGTTGGTTTTAAAACTCGCGCCCCTCAAATTGCTTACGCCGCATTATCTGGTGATGGATATTTAGAAAATAATCCATATATAGTTACTGGTATCTTTATTACTGAGGCTGGTGATGGATATACAAGTGCACCTAATATTACTTTTTCTGGTCCTACTGTTATAACCGGTGATGAAGAAACTGCAACAGGTACAGTTACAGTAGATGGTGGAGCAGTAGATACGACATTATTAGTAATAGCTGGATATGGTTATGCAGAAGCACCATTAATTACAGTAGATCCTCCAATTGCTGGAGCATTAGATTGGGTTCAAAATACAGCATTTGCATTAAATGATATTGTTGTTTATAATGGAATTTATTACACGGTAACTACTGGTGGTACTACAGCATTAATTGCTCCTACACATACTAGTGGTACACAAGCAAATGGTACTGCCCAATTTGCATATTCAGCTAAAATAGCAGTATTAGATCCAATAATGGTAAAAACTAATGCGCAAATAGAATTAATTATTACTGATGGTGAGATAACTGGGGTATCTATTATAGAAGGTGGTATTGGATACACATATGCAAATATTGAAATATTTGATACTAATCACCCAGAATTAACCAAATTAGATGGCACAAACCCAGATAATGCATTTTTATCAGTAAACTTAGATATTGGTAATATCAATACTTTACAGGCTAATGTAGAATTATTAGCTGTTGCTGGTACAATAGAATGTATTAAAGTAGTAGATGGTGGCACTGGATATTCAAATGCATCAGTTGAAATTATTGGTGATGGAACTGGAGCAACTGCTACAGCAAATATGAGTGCAGGTAAAATTATATCATACACAATGAATACTGTTGGTTCTGGTTATACTTGGACAAACGTAGTTATCACTGGTAATGGTACAGGTGCTACTGCTCGAGCAATTATGTCTCCTCTAAAAGGGCATGGTAAAGATGCGGTTGATGAGTTGAATGCTAATTCTATTATGTTCTATAGTACAATTGCTAGAGATACAAACCAAGGATTAATTATTACTAATGATTATCGTAAAGTAGGATTACTTAAAAATATCAAACAATTTGGTCTAACAAATCGCTTTAATGATGATGTAGGATCTGGTTGTGTATTGATTACTGGTATATTTGATAAAGCTAAATTATTATATGATATGCTATTAGTTAACTCAGTTGATCAATATAAAAATTATCGCATTGTAGAATTTACTGATACTCAAATACTTGTATCAGTGTTCAATAATTTCAGTATAAATATATCTGATATATTGCTTACGCCTGAAGGTGATCAGATAAATGTAACGGATGTGAGTGAAAGAACAATAGATCAATTTTCTGGTGAATTATTATTCTTGTCTGTTAGAGAACCTTTTGCCCCTTCAGACGAACAAATCATTACAGTAAGAACAGTTGTTACTATCTAATTAAGTGGAAGAAAACTAAAATGGCATTAAATTTTAACGCAGCACCATACTACGATAACTTCGATGAGACAAAAGAATTCTATAAAATTCTTTTTAGACCAGGTTATGCAGTACAAACGCGTGAATTAAATCAATTACAAAGTATCATTCAAAAACAAATTGAAGTTACTGGTAAATGGTTATTTAAAGATGGAGCCATGATACTTGGCGGTACTACAAGTATTGATACTAAAGCCCAATATGTTATTTTCCCATTAGGAACAAATGTTAGTCTAATGAATGGTTTAGTACTAACTGGTGCTGATTCAGGTGTAACTGCTCAAGTTATCCATACTGAAGCAGCAATAGATGCAGATCTTCCTACAATCTTTGTAAAGTATACAAATAGTGGTACTGATACTGAAACTAAAACTTTTGCAAATGGCGAAATCTTATTAGATGCTGATGATAATGAAGTAGGCACAACAAATGCAACTAGTGCTACTGGCACCGGTTCTATTGCATCCGTTGAATCTGGATTTTTCTTTATTAAGAACTCATTTGTATATGTGCCTTCTCAAACAATACCTCTTGACAAATATTCAAATACACCAACATATAAAGTTGGTTTAGATGCAATTGAATCATTTATATCTTCAGATGAAGATGAAAGTCTATTAGATAATGCACAAGGCTCATTTAACTATGCAGCTCCTGGTGCTGATCGCTATGCAATCAGTTTAAATCTAGTTAAGAAAAATCCTGATGACACATCAAATGAAGAAAACTTCATTCAATTAAAAATTGTAAGAGATGGTATCATCATTCGTTCTATCGAGAACACTGCCAATTCTATCTTAGAAAAAACTTTAGCAAGAAGAACATTTGACGAATCTGGTGACTACACAGTTAAACCATTCTTAATTGATGTTCGTGAATACCGCAATAACTTTCGTGGTAATTGGACATCACTAGGATTTTATTTAGCAGGCGACGTAGTAGTTAGTGGTGGCAATTTCTATCGTTGCCGCGAAGATGGCCAGGCCAATACTACACCGCCAACTGTTACCGTAGGTTCTCATCCTATATTTCAAACTGGTGTTATTTGGACATTTGAAAGTAACCCATTCTACAATCGTGGTATTACCGATGTAGCAGCAGGTGAATCCCTAGTAACACAACGTGCCAATGCAGATAAACTTGCAATTGGTCTAGAGCCAGGAAAAGCATACGTTGGTGGTTATGAGATTGATAAACAGGCAACTGAGTTTATTCCTCTTCAGAAATCTAGAGATTATTTACAACAATCAAATATTAAAATACCTGCAACAGTAGGCAATTATATTATCGTAAATAACTTAAACTCTTTACCTAATATAGATACATTCCCAATAGTTACATTGTACAATCAATTGACTGCATCTGTTGGTGTTTCTGCAGGTACTGCGGTTGGTACTGCAAGAATTAGATTGGTTGAATTTAATAATGATACCATTCCAGGTACATCTGCAACTAAATACAAAGTATCGTTATTTAATATTACAATGAATACTGGATATAACTTTAACCGCGATGTTAAACAATTATTCATATCTGGTGGATCTGCTGCTACTAGTTTTTCTGCAGATGTATTTTCAGTTCTTACAAATCTAACTGGTTCAATTTCTGTATCAACTACAGCAGTTACTGGTACTGGAACATTATTTGAAACAGAATTAAAAGTTGGCGATTACATTAGTGTCACCATTGGTGGTATTGAATATAGACAAAGAGTAACTGTAATTACATCAAATACATCTTTGACATTGGGTACAACCTTTGGTGCAACTGTAACTGGAGAAAAATTCTATAGGGTTCAAACTAATTTAATACAACCTGAATTTGAGTCTCTATTATTTCCTGCTACTAAGGCATATGTTAAAACGGTAAGAGATGCCGAGGGCGATAACAATACATCTTATACTGTTACTAAACGTTTTCCTAAACAAAGTACAGTTCTTGGATCTGTTGGTACTATCACTATTACTGTGTCCGGTACAGATACCTTTGCATCTTCAGATGATGCCGATAACTATTTAGTATTAGATACTACAACAGGTGCAATTGTTGTACCTACTTCTATTGTTGGCGGTACTACTCAAACTGTAAATATTACTGTAGCATCATCTTCAATTACAAACTATATTGTATTTGCTGCTGTTAATCGCACCGGTGCTTCTACTGAAAAAACTAAAACACTAGCAACTACTAATATTACTATTAATACAAAATCCTCAGCTACAGCACCTATCATTAAATTAGGCAAAGCAGATGGTTTAAGATTGTTACAAGTATTAATGGATACTGGTACATGGATATCACCATCTGGTACAGTCACTACAGATATTACAAGTAGATATTACTTTGATAATGGTCAAAAATTATCCCATTATGATTTATGTAGTATAGTTCTTGCTCCGGGTGAGACTCCTCCTACTGCTCCTATTACAGTACACTTTGAGTACTTTACACATTCTGGATCTGGTGATCACTTTACAGTTGATAGTTATACTTCTAGTATTTCTTATGACGAGATTCCATTTTTCCAAGATATTCCATTAGCTTGGGTTTATGACTTTAGACCAAGAATTAATGACGCTGGAACAACTTTTGATTCTGTTGTATTAATGCCTAAACGTGGCATTGATATTGAATCTGATTTTCAACATTATCTTGCACGTAGAGATAAAGTGGTATTGAACCAAGTTGGTTCATTCTTTATTGCTAGTGGTACTCCAGCAGTTATTCCTGCTGAAGCAACAAGTACATCAGTTGGAATGGTTCTATACAAATTAAATCTATCACCATATAACTATACAACAAGTTCAGTTGAAATTGAATCAGTTGACAATAAACGTTATACTATGCGTGATATTGGTAAACTAGAAAAACGTATTGATAATATTGAATACTATACTGCTCTATCATTATTAGAACAAGATGCACAATCATTAGAAATTCAAGATGAAAGTGGTCTAAATAGATTCAAAAATGGATTTATTGTAGATAATTTTACTGGTACTAATATTGGTGATAGCAATTCACCGGATTATCAATGCGCAATCGATATGGAAAATGGACATATGCGTCCTAAATTCTATATGGATAATGTAAATCTAATTGAACAAAATACAGATAATACTCAAAGGGCTTCTGATGGGTACCAGGTTACTGGAGATCTAGTTACATTACCATATTCTGAAGTTGAGTTAGTTAAACAATTAGATGCTTCTAGAACAGAAAACATTAACCCATTTGCAATCTTTACCTTTATTGGTCAGGCACAGTTAACTCCTGCATCTGATGAGTGGTTTGAAACTAATAGATTGCCTGATATTCATATAAATTCTGAAGGAAACTTTAATTCAGTATATAATGCATTAGAAGCAACTGGGGCTCTTTCTGGAATATGGAATGCATGGCAAACACAATGGACAGGTCGCCCTCAAACGGCTAGTCGAACTTTTACTAACAAAGAAACTTCTAGAGAAAATTTAAATAGCCGCTTTGGCAACGTAGATGGTAGGGGTGGTGATTCTTTACGTACTGTTGTACAAGAAACCTCTACAACACAAATTGGATTATCTAGAACTGGAGTTAGATCAATAATTACTCCAAAAATTGATACTACAACTACTGGTGATGTAGTTCTATCTAGAGCAGTTATTCCATATATTAGAGCAAGAGGTCTATTATTTGTTGTAAAAGGATTAAAACCTAATACAACATTTACTCCATTCTTTGATTCAGTAAACGTTGGATCATTTATTGTACCAGGTTCTCAAATAGTTGTGAGTAGGAATACAGTATTTGATTCTACTGCCATGGCGGGTGGCGATTCAAATGAGGCAGGCCGTTTAATTTCTAACATTGCAAGTTCATCATTAGATCGTGGAGATTTAGTGTATGTCAGCAAGCGTGGGATAACAGATTATAGTAAAGGAGCTTCTCCGGCAACTGCTGTATTGACAATGGTAACCAATCCGCTAAACGGCACAACAACAACACTACATATTGTAAACGTTAAAGGCACATTCCAAGCTGGAGATATTGTTAAAGGATCTATTAGCGAGGCAACTGCAACAATTCAAACCTCCGGTATTACTATTAAAACTTCTGGTCAACCATTAGTATCTAACTCTGCTGGTGAAGTGTCAGGTATATTTAATATTCCTAATACTAACGCAAATAGATTTAGAACAGGTACTCGTGAATTTAAACTATCAGATGACTCATTAGATAGCATCATTAATAGAACTTCATTCGCTAGAAAACAATATGTTGCTGAAGGAGTATTGACTACTACTCAAGCTACTATTACTTCAACTAGAAATGCTGATGTAAGAACTGAGGCAATAAATCAAAATCAAACTGTGGTTCAAACTTCTGAGCGTGTTGTTTCAGATACGGGTTGGTACGATCCATTAGCACAAACGTTCCTTGTGGATTCTGTTGGTGGAGCATTTGTTACATCAGTAGATATTTTCTTTGCATCTAAAGATGAGAATATTCCTGTTAGAATTCAAATACGCGAAGTAGTAAATGGATACCCAGGTAAAAATATTTTACCATTCTCTGAAACGGTACTTAATCCGAATCAAGTAAATATATCAACTACTACAGTAGTTACTGGCCAAGGTGAAGTATTACCTGCTCCTATTGCTACTAACTTTAAATTCCCATCTCCGGTGTATCTAAATGATAAAACGGAATATTGTGTAGTGTTGGTTTCTGATTCTAATAAGTATAGAGTTTGGATATCACAGTTAGGTGATATATCAGTAATGTCTACCATTGCAGATAAAATTATATCAGAACAACCTTACATGGGTGTATTATTTAAATCACAAAACGGTTCAACTTGGACGGAAGATCAGAATCAAGATCTTATGTTCCAAATTAATAAAGCACAATTTACACCCAACACACCTGGCGAAGTTAATTTTATTAATGGAAAAATACCTGGATTAGAATTACCAAACAATCCATTCTATATGGTTGCAGGAACAGATTTGGTTAGAGTAAGTCATCCTAATCATGGTATGTTTACCGGTGCTGTGGTTGTCTTAGATACGGGTTTAACTTCTGGTGAAATTGCAGGCGTAGCATATACTGCACTTGAAGGCCAATTCACTATAGTTAGTGCAGATATTGATTCATATGTAATTGACATTGGTACTAATGCGTCATTTACTGGAAATTTTGGTGGTGCCTTGGTATATGCAACAAAAAATATCCAATACAATACTGTACAGCCTATTGTAGGCCAATACTTATTCCCAAATACAGATCTTACACATTATATTAGAACTACTAGTGGAAAATCTGTTGATGGTACTGAGACACCATATCTAATTGCATCTGAATTTAGTGCGGTAGCTATTAATCAAAATAATTCATTAGTAGACTTACAAATGATTACTACTCCAGAAGTAGAATCAGCTAGTATGACTGGTAATAAATCAGTTATATTACGTTCTAGATTAATTACTCAAAACGAAAACGTTTCTCCGGCAATTGATACGTCTAGACTATCTTTGATTACCGTACAAGATAGAATTAATAGTCCATTAGAATCTACCACAAATAATGTTTCATTAGATACTAGAAACGTTCTTAGTGCTAATACAACTATTGCAGTAACTGAAACTAATAAATTTAGTACTTCAGATACCGCCGCCAAGGCAGCACTGTTAACTGTAATGGTTGGTAAGTACATTACTACTTCTGGGTTTGTTGCATCAGCCAATAATGGTAAATTCTTAGTAACTGAGGTTGCACCTGATGGTTCATACGTAAAAGTTAGAGGTACTTTAACTAATGTTTCTGCATCACCAGCAATTACAATCAATTCATTAGAAAGATTTGTTGATGAGATTGCTCCATTAGGCGGTTCAGCACTAACTAAATACATTACTAAAAAAATCAATTTAGAAAATTCTTCTACATTCTTAAAAGTAAGATTTGGTGCTGATGTAGAACAAGCAGCAAACATTAATCTATATTACAAAATAGAATTGAAAACTTCATCAATAGATTTTAATACATTACCATATACTCTAGCTACACCATCTAGGGCACCCGTAATATCTGATGATGGAGCTTTCTATGATGTTGAATACGATATAAGCGATTTGCCTGAATTTACGGCAGTTCAAATTAAATTAGTATCTACTTCAACTAGAGGAGCTGATATTGTTAGAGTAAGGGATTTAGTAATTGTAGGATGCGCATAATATGTTAAAGGTTCAAGGACATTCAGATCTTTATAGAGATGAAAATACTGGAGCAATCATTAATAAGAGTTCTGAGTATGATAAATATATTCAGAAGCGCAATTTAAGAAAATCTCAAATGCAAGAAATTGATGACTTAAAGTCAGACATTTCAGAAATGAAACTTATGATGAATGCAATATTGGAAAAATTAAATGCAAAATAACATTAGACTGGAATTCAGATGCCCGCAACATTAATCTATAGAGTAAAGACCATAACCGGTGCAAGTGGCGCAACCGGTGCAACTGGTGCTCCAACTAAGGGTGCTCCTCTAACTAATTTAGAAATTGATAATAATTTCTTTAATTTAACTACTGAAGTAGATACTAAATTAGGTGCAACTGGTTATAATGCTGCTGATGTTCTTACAAAAATTAAAACAGTAGATGGTGCAGGATCTGGTTTAGACGCAGATTTATTAGATGGTATTGGGCCATCCACCGGTTGGACAGGTGCATCTGGTGCTACTGGTTTTACTCCATCAAATATTGTTGCTAGAGATGCTCTTGGTAACTTTACTGCTGGGACAATTACAGCAAACTTAGTTGGTACTGTAACTGGATCTGTTTCTGGTAATGCTGGTACTGTAACTAATGGTGTTGTAACTTCAGGTTCATATTCTAATCCTACATGGATTACTGCTCTTGCTGGGTCTAAAGTAACTTCAATTCCTAACACGTCATTAACTAATAGTACAATTACTATTAATGGTAATGGTGTTGCATTAGGCGGTTCAGTTAGTATACTAGGAACTGCTGGTACATGGACTGCACTACAAACATTTAGAGATACTACATTTCAATTAATTGATGATGCCGATAATTCAAAAAAATTAAGTTTTCAAGTATCTAATATTGGTACTGGGTTAACGAGAACTCTTACTGCACCTAATGAAGATGGTATTATTTCTACTCAAGCATATACAGATGCGTTACCTACTCGTGCTAACACCTATACTGCACTACAAACATTTAGAGATACTACACTTAGTATAGTAGATGAGGGTGATGCAACTAAAAAGTTAGCTTTTCAATTAAGTGGTATAACAACTGGTAATACTAGAACTTTGACTGTGCCGGATGCATCTGGTACTATTGCATTACTTGCTTCTCCTGCATTGACCGGTACTCCTACCGCTCCTACTGCTACCGCAGGAACTAATACAACACAATTAGCAACTACTGAATTTACAAAAACTGCTATTGATAATGCCTTACCAACCGTGTATGTTGATGGCATGATAGTTCAAACAGTAAATAATAGAGTAGATACTAAACAAACAGTAGCTTTTACTACTGCCGGTACTCTTGGTTCATTTATTACGTCATTAGATACAATAATTACACCAAAATACTCTACTAGTAAAATATTAGTTCAAATGAATTTAACATATGAAGTTCATTGGGATAGTGTGTTTATTTTATATAGAAATGGTGTACAAGTTGGTAGAAATACTCTACCTACCCTGGGTGCTACTGGCGCCGCAAATCAAGTCCCTGCTGGTAGTGGCATTGGTTATTTTTCAGGCACATGGTTACCAGGGCATGATGGAGATAATAATTCAACACCATGGACAAAGCACTTTATGTTTTTAGATTCCCCTGGTACTACTGCAGCTACTACGTATAGACTAATGATTCAATCTGCTGGTGTAGGCGCCACCACGTTTTATTTAAATAGATCAGTTGCTTCGGCTGGTACTAATATTTATGAAACGGCAGGTAGTACAGTTCTTTTACAGGAAATTAAATAATGACATATAAATATACAAAACGCTTTGACATCACTCATGCTCTTCAATCATTAAAACCAGGTTCAGCATGGTCTATTATTGGCGATAATTATGAAGATTTAATTTGGAATGGTGAGGCAAATGAAAAGCCATCTGAAGAAGAACTTAATGATGAGATTGCCAGATTGCAGGCAGAATATGATGAAGATGAATACAAAAGATTAAGATCAAAAGCGTATCCTCCTATAGAAGAACAATTAGATTTGATATATCATGAAGGAATTGATTCTTGGCAAGCTTTGATTAAATCTATAAAAGACGCACATCCAAAAGAATAATTAGGAACATCAAATGGCAGTTATAACACTAAGAGACACCGTAGGACGTCCACTAACTATTGAGGAAGTGGATGATAACTTTAACAACATTAACATTGAGTTAGGTGGTAAATTAGCGTCAACAAGTTATACTGCTGCGGATATTCTTACTAAAATAAAAACAGTTGATGGTTCAGGTACTGGACTAGATGCTGACCTTTTAGATGGGTTAAACTCGTCAACTACTAATACTATAAACACAATTGTTGCTAGGAATTCAACTGGCGGCTTTTCAGCAGGAGCAATTACTGCAACGGGATTTAGTGGACCATTAACTGGCGATGTAACAGGTGCTCTTACAGGAAATGTTACAGGGAATGTTACTGGTAATGTTATTGGCGATGTAACAGGCAATGTTACTGGCTTCTTAACTGGTAGCATTTCAGGTAATGCTGGTACTGTAACTAATGGTGTTGTAACTTCAGGATCATATGCTAATCCTACGTGGATTACGTCTCTATCTGCTGCAAAATTAACAACTGGTACTATTCCTTCTGCTACACTTGGTAACTCATCTGTTTTTATTGGTACTACAGCTGTTGCTTTAAATAGAACCACTGGTGCATTAAGTTTAACTGGAGTAAGTATTGATGGTAATGCTGCTACTGCAACTAAACTTGCTGCAACAAAAACAATTGCTGGTGTAGCATTTGATGGTTCTGCTAATATAGCAATTCCTGCTTCAAATCTTTCTGATGTTACAATATCATCACCAGCCCATAATCAATTATTGGTATATATTGTTGGTGCATCAGGTGCAACAGGATCAGGTACTGCACCTGGTAAATGGACTAATACTTCTGGTATTACTGGACCAATTGGTGCAACCGGTGCTCAAGGAGTTCAAGGTGCCTCAGGATCTACTGGATTAACCGGTGCTACCGGAATCCAAGGTGTTCAAGGCGCTTCAGGTTCAACTGGTTTAACAGGAGCAACAGGTGTATTTGGAGCATCTGGTATTAGAGGTGCTTCTGGAGTACAAGGTGCATCAGGTTCAACTGGTGCTACTGGTTTCCAAGGTGCTTCTGGAGTTCAAGGCGCTTCAGGTTCTACTGGTGCTACGGGTTTCCAAGGCGCTAGTGGTTCAACAGGTTTAACCGGTTCTACTGGTGCTACGGGTTTCCAAGGTGCTTCAGGTTCAACAGGTTTAACCGGTTCTACTGGTGCTACAGGTTTCCAAGGTGCTTCAGGCTCTACGGGGTTAACTGGAGCCACTGGTATTAATGGTGCATCTGGTTCTACTGGTCTTACTGGTGCTACTGGGGTTCAAGGCGCTTCCGGTTCTACCGGACTCACGGGCGCTACTGGTTTAACTGGTGCTACTGGCGCACAAGGAGTTCAAGGCGCTTCCGGTTCTACTGGTCTTACTGGTGCTACTGGTGTATTTGGCGCATCTGGAATTAGAGGTGCTTCTGGTGTTCAAGGTGCTTCAGGAGCAACTGGTACTGCGGGAATAAATGGAGCAACTGGTACTGCGGGAATAAATGGAGCAACTGGTGTAGGTACTCAAGGAGTTCAAGGCGCTTCTGGCGCTACTGGTACTCAAGGTGCATCTGGTATTGGAATTAGCACAACAAATTATTCTGATGCCACATTTAGTATATTTGATAACGTAGACAATACTAAAATATTAGCATTCCAATCTTCTAATATTGCGCCAAATACAACTAGAACATTAACTGCCCCTGATGAGTCAGGCACAATTGCAACTAGATCTTATGCAGATACAGCAATAACTACTGCAACTACCAATATGGTTGTAACATCTGGTTCTTATGCTAATCCTGCATGGATTACTTCTCTTGCTGGTTCTAAAGTAACAAGTATACCTAACTCATCATTAACTAATAGTTCTATCACAATTAATGGTGTTGCAATTTCATTAGGTGGATCAGTAACTACTCCAACTTTAGCTGGTGATAATACTTGGTCAGGTTTACAAGCATTCTATGATAATAAATTAGAGTTTGTTGATAATTCTGATCCTACTAAAAAATTAAACTTACAAATCTCTAACATTGGTACTGGTCTTACTAGAACTCTTACAGCTCCTAATGAAGATGGTGTTATTGCTACTAGAGGTTGGACTGGTGCTACTGGTTTCTTTACTTCATTAGCAGATATTAATGTAACAACTCCAACTCATAATCAATTATTGGTATATGTTGTTGGTGCATCTGGTGCTACAGGATCAGGTACTGCGTTTGGTAGATGGACTAATACTTCTGGTATTACTGGACCAACGGGTGCAACTGGTATTGGTGGTGCTTCAGGATTTGTAGGTAGCAATGGTGCTTCAGGTATTCAAGGTGCATCAGGTTTAACAGGTGCTACTGGTGTTGGTGGTGCTACTGGTGTTGGTACCAATGGTACAAATGGTACAAATGGTGCCACTGGAGTCCAAGGTGCTACTGGTGTTGGTACAAATGGTGCCACTGGAGTCCAAGGTGCTACTGGTATTCAAGGTGCTTCTGGTGTTGGTACAAATGGTGCCACTGGCGTAGCAGGTGCTTCAGGAGTAGGTGGAACATCTACAATAACTGCTACCACAACAGATGCATCGTTTTACCCAATGTTATCTGATGTTTCTTCTGGTACTCCTGCTGGAACTTATGCAACTGGAGCAGCATTATACTTTAATCCATCTACCGGTACTCTTAATTCTACAAATTATAATTCATTGTCTGATATGAATTATAAAGATAATATTAGTACTATTGTTAGTGCAACCAATGTAATTAATTCACTTAATGGTGTTTCTTTTACTTGGAAAAACAATGGGTTTAAGTCATATGGTATAATTGCTCAAGAACTTGAAAAGATATTACCTGAATTAGTAGAAGGTGAAGAGCCTAAAACAGTTAACTATTCTGGTATAATTCCATTTTTAATTAATGCGGTTAAAGAATTAGATACTAGATTGAAGGCAATTGAAGCCGAATCTAGTATAAATAAATAAAAGCCGAGTTCTTAGAACGATGATGGCCAATCCCACCCGATTGACATTAATCCGCCTATAATAAAGGAATAAGATGTCAATTAAAGTCATTGGTACAACCGTAATAGATGATAGTCGCAATTTAACTAATGTGGCTAGCATTACCTATCCAGATGCAACAGTCCAAACCACTGCTGGAGCTGTTGGAGTATCTCCAGTAGTTACCCTACGTTCAGGTGGATCACTCGTACAAACAATAAATAACCCAAATGCTTATTCCACATCTGCTAGTGATCAATTTGGTTATTCTGTTGCTATATCCGGTAACTATGCCATTGTTGGTGCTTATAATGAAGATGATGTTGGTGGTGCTACTTCTGGTAAGGCCTACATTTTTAATGTAACTACTGGTGTATTACTATTTACATTAAACAACCCTAATGCATATGGAACATCTGCTGGTGATTTTTTTGGTTCTGTTGTTGCTATAGATGGTAACTATGCTATAGTTGGTGCTTCGGGTGAAGATGATACCGGTGGTACCGCCGGTCTTAGTTCTGGCAAAGCCTACATCTTTAATGTCACTACTGGTGCTTTACTACACACACTAAATAACCCTAATGCTTTTTCTACATTTCAGAACGATTTTTTTGGTTCTGCTGTTGCCATATCTGGTAACTACGCTATTGTTGGCGCATCTAGTGAAGATGATGCTGGCGGTGCTGATTCAGGTAAAGCTTATATCTTTAATGTAACTACTGGCGCTTTACTGTTTACATTAGATAACCCTAATGCTTATTCAACTTCTGTTAATGATGCGTTTGGTCAGTCTGTTGGTATATCTGGCAACTATGCTATAGTTAGTGCAGTCTTTGAAAGTGATGCAGGTGGTGGTAGTTCTGGTAAGGCTTACATTTATGATGTAACTACTGGCGCTTTACTGTTTACGTTAAATGACCCAAATGCTTATTCAACGTCTTTTGGTGATCAATTTGGTTATTCGGTTGCCGTATCCGGTAACTACGCTATTGTTGGCGCATCTAGTGAAGATGATGCTGGTGGTTCTGGTTCTGGTAAAGCTTATATCTATGATGTCACTACTGGTTCTTTACTGTTTACATTAGATAACCCTAATGCTTATTCAACCTCTGCTAGTGATGAGTTTGGCCGGAGTGTTGCAATAGACGGCAACTATGCTATAGTTGGTGCTAATGCTGAAGATGATGCTGGTGGTACTACTTCTGGTAAAGCCTACATCTTTAATGTTACTACCGGTGCTTTACTATACACTTTAAATAACCCTACTGCTTATTCTACATCTGCTAGTGATAATTTTGGTTATTCTGTTGCTATAGATGGTAACTATGCCATAGTTGGTGCTTATTTTGAAGCCGATTTGGGTGGTGCTACTTCTGGTAAAGCATACATATTTGCAATAAGAGATATATTTGGTCTAGATAATATTAATCAAATCACATTGGCCAATGGATTAACTCTTGGATCAGATAGTAAATTGCTATCAACTTCAATTGCTGGTGGTCAACTTACCAATACATTAAACAACCCTAATGCTTATTCCACATCTGCTAATGATTTCTTTGGTAATTCAGTTGCTATATCCGGCAACTATGCTATAGTTGGTGCTTGGGGTGAAGCTGATACTGGTGGTAATCAGTCTGGTAAGGCATACATCTATAATGCCACTACGGGTGCTTTATTGTTTACATTAAATAACCCCAATGCTTATTCCACATCTGCTGTTGATGCGTTTGGATATTCTGTTGCGATATCAGGTAACTACGCCATAGTTGGTGCTTATGTTGAAGATGATGCTAGTGGTAGTCAGTCTGGTAAGGCATATATCTTTAATGTTACTAATGGTCAATTACTATTTACTTTAAATAACCCGAATGCTTATATTAGCCTTTCTACTAGTGATTCCTTTGGTTGGTCTGTTGCAATATCCGGTAACTACGCCATAGTTGGTGCTTATGCAGAATCTGATACAGGTGGTGTTTCTTCTGGTAAGGCGTATATCTATAACGTTACGACTGGTGCTTTATTGTTTACATTAAATAACCCTAATGTTTACTCTACATCTGCTAATGATAATTTTGGTCAGTTGGTTGCTATATCTGGTAACTATGCCATTGTTGGTGCTAATCAGGAAGATGCTGCTACTGGTGCTGAGGCGGGTAAAGCTTACATCTACAATGTAACAACTGGTGCTTTACTATATACATTAAATGCTCCTGCAGGTAATCT